ATGCCACGCCTCGATATAGAGACAATCCCCACACAATTTTTGCGAAAACCCAAACCTTTACATTAAAACCCCAATAAATATAAAGTTATTTAATATAATCAATACATATAAATTTATACCCCCTACAATAGGTATACCTTTAGTCCACCGTCCCCCTATAAGGGGGGGACGTTGGAGGACTAAATAGGCTTTAGTCGTCCACCCCTTTGGACTAAGTGGACTGGGGGACTAAACTTAAAAAAAAGGCAATAAATAAAGGCGAGGTGGCAATATGTTAAAAAAAGAACAACTGGACTTAATATTAGAATCCAGACGTAGTCAGGAGGACTTTAGTCCACTTAATGTGAAAACTGGACTAGAAGTAACACAGATAAAACCCCCTGATTGGTTATTACAAGATTTCATAATGGAAGGCGGATTCACCGTTCTTCACTCTGATGCTGGCGTAGGTAAAACGTTCCTGGCACTTGACTGGGCAAACACAATAGCTAATGGCTGGCAATGGTTTAGCAAGGAAAGCGTAAAATCCCCTGTTTTGTACGTACTTGCTGAAGGAGTGGGATTTCTCGGTGCTCGTGTTACCGCATGGAAGAATAAAAGGAACGCCACCTCGTATCCTCCCGTGCATTATTACACGAGTGCCGTCCCACTGTTTGCACCAGTAGGTAAGTTTCCTATGAGAGATCAAGTTGATTTCTTAGAACTTGTGGATAGGCTTGAACCTAAACTTGTGGTATTTGATACTTTACAGAGATGTACGGTAGGTGCTAACGAAAATTTACAACAAGATATGTCACAAGTCATTTCAATGATTGACACTATACGTCAAAACTATGGTGCTGCAATTTTGGCAGTTCATCATGATACAAAATCAGGTGAAGCTATGCGTGGTTCCAGCGTGCTAAAAGCTAGTGCTGATACCACCATACAGTTGACCAAAAAAGATGAGATTATTGAGATGACTTGTACTAAACAAAAAGATGCAGAGCCATTTAAAGATTGGAACTTAACATTATCCACAGAACCTAAATCAGGTTCAGCATTTTTCACTGCTTATCAGCAGGGAGTAAAAGTTAGAGATTATTCTCTCCTACGTGCACTTGCAGATGTTATTACAGTTAGAGGTGAACAGATTACAAATAAAACATGGCGTGATGCTGCAAACCTTGACGGTGGTAGGTTTGAGAGACCTAAAGCATCTCTTGTTAGAGAAGGACTTGTGGACCAAGCTGGTGAAGGTAGAGCTAAAACTTATACCATATCAAAAGAAGGTTGGGATATCTTAGAACAACAAAATATGTTGAACTCTAGTTTTAGACCTTTACCTGATAACATTAGAGAACAACAACAGTTAATGGAGGACGAGTAATGATTAAAAATATACTATTCTATATAAAAAATTTTTTGTTTCGTTACCACGAAACTCCTAAAGAGATACGTCCTTTCACTTGCTTTATGTGTCATAAGGATTTTGTATTTCCATTTACCAGTCAGGACTACATGGCTTGTAATGATTGCTGGAAAGAGTTAGGCGAAGATTAATAATCTGCTATAGTTTTTGATATGACAGCAGGTCGACCAAAAAGATCAGAAGCTGAATTATTACAAGACAGAGCTAAAGTCCAGGCACAGATATTTGGTGCTAACAATTCAGTATTTCAGTTTGAACAAGAAGAAATATATTTGCCACCACCTCCTGCAAAAAAAGGTACTTCCCTTTGGAAAGCATGGGCTATGGAGTGTTTCTTAGAGTGCATTAGATATGGATTAAATTATTCAGATGCTTGTAAGAAAATTGGTGTAACTAGGAAATGGTGGGAAGAAAACTCTCAACGCCACCCTGAATGGGCAGAAGAAGCTAAATCAATTCGTTCAGGTGAACATGTTAAAGATAGTTCTCCTGATTTATCTAATGTTTCTTTTCCAGAGTTTTGTGAATTATATTTTGGAGTTAAGTTTGCAGAGCATCAACATAGGATTGCTGATTCATTAGAAGACCCTATGGGTAGATTAGTTTTAGTTTTAGGTCACCCTGAGTCTGGTAAGTCCACATTATCATCATTGTGGTACCCAATATATCGTATGTGTAAGAATCCTGATATACGAATAGCTTTAGTTACTAAATCAGGTGATAAAGCACAAGATTTGTTAAATCGTATCAAAAGATACTTAACTGACCCTCATTTGTACAATGATTGTCCTAGAAACTTAATTAGAGACTTTAATGGGTTCAAACCTCAGCGACAAGACGGATTTGGCTGGTCTAGAGACCAGATAACTATACGTCAAAGAGAGTCTGGTGAGAGAGACCCTACCATACAAGCACTATCTGTAGGTAAACAGATATACGGTGCTAGATTAGATTTGCTTATTTTAGACGACGCATTGACATTAGAGAACCAACAAACAGATATTCGTAGGTCTAGGATTGATGAATGGTTTACCCAGGAGGCTCGTTCTAGGGCACAAAGAGGTCAAACACTGGTAAATGGTACTAGAGTTCACCCACTTGATAACTATGGACAATGGAAAGATAGCTGGGCAGACCATAAAATATTTAGATATGTAAAGATACCTGCGATATTAGATGAACATACAGAGAAAGAAAGACCTAGTTGGCATGAATATTGGTCCCTTGACGGTAAAGAGGAGTATGACCAAGCTACTGGTTCAGATGTATTTAGACCTGGACTCCGTGATATACGTTCTGAAATAGTAGCTAGAGACCCTATGAGGTGGAAACTTGTGTATCAACAAGAAGATGTACAACAAGTTGAATCAATATTTAGACAAGAGATGCTGGATAAAGCATTTGAATTAGGTGGATCAAGAAGTTTAGGACAGGTTTTCCCTGATGAAATATTAATACTAGGTGTTGACCCTGCTACTACAGGTAGAGCTGCGTCTGTATTATTAGCGTACAATCCAGAAACAGAGGTTAGGACAGTTGTGGATTTGTATGTAGGTCACCGATTAGGTGCGACTGGTATACGAAATAAACTGATGTATGAGTTCTGGGAGAAATACAATGACCATAGAATTGCTTTTACTGTTATAGAAACTAACTTTGCACCAACAATCTTAGGTGATGATACTCTAAAGAATCACGCTGAGTGGAGTGGAACTAGACTTGTGGACCATAGAACTACTGGACAAGGTAAAAGACGTGGTAACAAATGGGATAAAGATTTTGGTATAGGTTCTATGGCTACATTGTTCCATAGTGGACTAGTTTGCTTCCCTTCTGCTACTGTAGAAGATAAGGCAAAACTCGCACCATTGGTAGATGATATGCTAGTATTTCCATGGTCAAAAGTTCAAGACGCTTTAATTGCTTTTTGGGTAGCTAATGGCGAGTGTAACGGAAAAGGATTATTTCAGGTAGATATGGATAAAGTCGTAGCACGACGAAATATTCCTCCTATAATACAGGAGAGAATGTTTTTGAGGAATAGGTAATGTCAGATTATTACAATCTAGGTTCTAGTGTTGAATATACAAATATGGGTAAGGTCTATCGACCTAATAAATCTTTGTACGATAGACGTGATTTACTACTTGAAACCCACTCTGACTGGAAAGAAAGAATAGAAGAAATTACAGCAATCGTTAATGGCGATTGGCACATGATTTGGAGTAACTTAACTGCTACTGCTGAGGCACCTTCTGTAGCAAACATTATTGAACTAGGTATTCATCACTGGGCTTCATTAGGCGGAGCTGTGTTACCAGGAGTTAGAGTTCCTGTTCCTGTTAATCAAAATTTAAAAGGCGGAGAAAGGGCTGCTAGAAAAAGAGAAAGACGAGTTAAAGAACTCTGGAACAAATCAAACATCAATGAGTTAATGGCTCAATGGTGGGGTGACTATGCTGGAACTGGTTGTGCTTATGCTGGTATCTGGGCAGATTTCGATAAAGAAGAAAAAGATAGACACCCATACTTTCATAGAATTGATCCTCGATATGTTTACCCATTAAAGGATACAAAAGGAAATGTGGTCGAAGCACTAGTTGCACGTAGAGTATCTAAGGAAATACTTATAAAACAATACCCTGTTGCAAAAGGTGTTCTCGACCCAACTACAGATACCGTTGAAGAATGGTTCTGGTATTTCCCTGACAAGATTATGCACGTAGTTGCTGATATCTCTCCAAGAGGTAGAAAAAATAATCATGCAGTTGTGTTGACAGAAGAACCAAACCTGCTAGGAAAAGTTCCTATTGTTGAAATAGGAGTTCCTACATTTGACGGTGAGCGTAGAGGTATCTTTGACCAAACACGTCACATACTTAGAACAATGCACCGACTTATGACACTCACTATCACTTCATCTGAAGAAGAAGTATATCCTCCTGTTTTTGAATATGATGTTATGAACCCAGATGACTTTGGACCTGGTGCTGTTATTCACGGTAGAAGTCCTGAAGCTCGTATGGAACGTATGTCATCAAGAACACATTTTGATGCTAAAGATTTAATTTCAAGATTAGCTAGCGAAGCTAGAACACAGGCTTCATTTCCTGGACAACTTTCAGGTAATCCTGGTGCAAGTATTGTATCTGCAAAAGGTATTGAAGCATCTATGGGACAGATTGATGCACGACTTGCATTAGCTCATAAACAGTTTGAAAAATTCTTAGAGAAAGCTAGTCACATACTACTTGCTTTTGATGAGAACTATTGCGACGGTGAAAAGACATTACACGGCGATAGTCATGATCAAAAGAAAGCAGAAATATTTGTTCCTTCAAGAGACATTGCTGGACAGTATGATGTGAACGTACGATATGGTATCGGTGCTGGTACTGACCCTTCTAATAGAGAGATGAGACTTTCTATGAACTTGCAACAAGGTATGATTTCTAGAGAAACAGCTAGAGATGAAATGGATTTCTTAGATGACCCTGCAAGAGAAGAATTAAGAATTGTTAAACAAAAAGCTATTGATTCATTTATGAACGGTATTTATCAAAAAGCACAACAAGGCGATATTGCTGCAGCTGCTACTTTGATTGATGCTATGAAAAAAGAAGACACAGATATTAATGAACTTGTGTCTAAGGTAATTGAATCTATGCAGCAACCTGCTACACCTGAAATGCCTGGTATGCCTGGTATGCCTGGTCCTGGAGGTTTAGGAGGAGCACCTGATTTAGGAGCTTTACTAGGTGGCGGACAACCACCACCTCGTCCTGATTTACCTTCTTTAGGTGCATTAGGAGTAAATCTAGGAGGAGCATAATGGACGACACAATGAAAGAGTTTATTGGTATCGTCACCGAATCTTTAAGAGATGTTCATATTGCTACAAATAAATTAATAAGAGAAAACAGTACAGAAGTATTAGAAGCAGAATTAGATCCTTTGATTACTCCCTATGGAATTATTATTACAACAATGAAATTTATTATTGACGACGGAGAGGAGTTTTTTAATGGCACAGATAACTGATATGGGCGGTCTTCCTTATGGAGAAAAGACAGCAACAGAAAATATGGCTAAACAAGGAGGTGTTAGTTTAGGTTTAGCTGAAGGTAATGAACCTGGAACACCTACTCCTGTTCCTACACCTCAAAGAAGTCTTCCTACTACTAGAACACCTAAACCATTAAAGATAGGTAGAGGTTCTGATTTCATACTTAATGGACCACCAAAAGGAAATAATCCTTTAACTGGTCTAGGACAAACTGCTCGTTTGCTTTCAGAAGATGCACAAGCATATAAAGATTCAGTTACCAAAGCCAGAGACTTAATGGAAAATAGTACTATTCCTATGGTTAGACAACAGGCAGCTGAATATATTAAAAACGCTGCATACTTAAGGAGCATTCAGCGTGTCGAAATCGAATAACGAAGAAAACAAAATACCTAAAGAAGAAATAGAACAAGGGATTTATATTCCTAGTGCATATTATCCTGAACAAGAAAAAGAACATAAATATAGTCCTGAAAGTCAAATCTATGACATGAAAATGTTAGGTGTCTTAGATAAAGCAAAAGACTTACCTAACTATTATCCACCTCAAGAAAATAATTTTGATTTGTCATTATCTGGATATTATAAGTCTGTTGAACAGGCATTAACTTCTGATTTAGACCAAGCTAACTTTACTTGGACAATGGGTTTAAATAAACAACAACTTGATGAGTGGGCTAATTTAGATTCTAATTTTAAACAACAAGTTATAGATTTTGCTCATTCAAGAAAAGCAACTATAGAATTTGAAAACACTCAGAAAGATGCAGCAAAAAGAACAATACAAGGCGATATTGCAAAATTAATATTTGAAACATCAGTTACTGGATTTGGTTATGTACCACCTGAAGAAGTAACTCAAGAAAATAAAGATAGATTAGCTTATTTACAAAATGAAGATAATTTTAGAAAAGAAGTAGAAATTTTAACTCAGAAAAATATAGAAAATTATAATTTAGAAAATTACAATTTGTTTTCTCAATCAACAGAAAATCTTAATGTAACAAAACTAGCAGAATATAAAGAACAAGAATTAGGTTATGCAAAACACATACTTCCTATAGCAGCTGAAGTTGGTGATGTGATTTTAAGTGCTATAGGACCCAATAAAAAATTTGGTGACGTTAAAGATACTATTAAAAACTTACCTAACAAATATGGTTACGCAGAAAATACAGCTCAGGCAATCACTAATGGAATAGGAGCAGCTGGATTAACAGCTGTGTATACAGGATTTGGCGTAGTTTCTAGAACATTAACTGCAGCAGTTAACGCCATATCACCAGGAACAATAGCTGGTTGGGTTCATAATTTAGAAGAAAAAGAAGTTAGAGATTATAAACAAGCTGCTGGAGACCCTACTTCTGAAGCGTATGCAAGATTATCTTTGTATAGCTGGGAAGAAGTAAAACAAAATGCACCAGAGTTAGCACAAACTTATTTAGAGTTTGCTGACGGTGATGAGTTTAGAGCTGCTTCAATGTACATGGCAGCACACATGAATGCTGAACCACAACAGGCTTCATTTGTGAACAGTTACATTAACACTTTAAATCAAGAAAGATTAGATAACATACAAAGAATTTTGGATAGTAAAGATACTTTAGGCGAATTGTTAGTATCTGGATTTGGTGCATACTCAAAATATGCTGTAGGTACTTTAACAACTGGTGCTACATTATTAGCTTTTGATGAAGATGCAAAAGAGTTAGCTCTTAATGGTGACTGGTCAGGTTTAAAACAAGAAATTAAAAAAGCAGACTACAGACCTTCTTATGTTTTAGGTCTTGAAAATACTCTTGCTGGTAATGCTATGGACTTAACATTAAGTATTCTTGGTGATCCTTTGACTTGGTTATTAACTCCTGCAGTTACAAGCAGTACTTCAAAAGTATTAGGACAATTTGCAACTAAAGGTAGAGTTAATGCTTTTGTTAATCAAACTTGGTTAGGTAAACAAATTACAAAAGAAATGTTTGAAGTTGGAATTAAGTTTGAAAAAGGTGAAATAGGTATTCGTCAATACAATGCTTTGTTTAACGGATTTGATATTGAAACGCAATTTAAATTTAGAAACATAATAAAAGAATCTGTGAAAAATGGAGATAAGACTCCACCACAAATGTTTAAAGCTGTTCTTAATGAAGCCATGTTATCTGGTCAAGAACCATTGAAAGCATATAACACATTAGGAAGTTTGTTAATGGGTAGAACATTTAGAAATGTTACTACTTCGCTATTTGGTAAATCAATGGGCTTACCAAAGAAACTAGATAAGTTTAAACAATTTAATACTGCATATAGTAACTTAAAACAATTATCAACTACAAGTCCTTCTTTCTTGCAAGATGCTTCAGATTTAGTAGCAAGAATTATTGGTGCAACTGTAGATGATTTTGATGAACAATTAAAATTATACGATAATTGGTTTCAAGCAACTTATGATGATTTTTCAAATGTTTCAACTAAAGGTACTGCAGCAAACTTAGATGAAATAAATAAAGTACAAAAACAAATTGCTGTTACTTCAGATTACATAGCTTATTTAGAAGGATTATCTGGATACAAAGTTAGAAACGTAGTTCGTGGTAATAATGTTACTGCAACTAAAACTTCTATTAACAGAGTAGAAGCATTAGATGAAGCACAGAAAATAACTTCTCAACAGAAAACATATCAAAGTGTTATTAAAACTTTAGACAATAAAATTGATGAAACTAATAAAAGTATTAAAAGAGCTAAAGAAGTTCAAAAAGAATTAAAAAGCAGAGGAGATAAATTATCTAAATCTGAGCAAAGAACATTAGATGCTCAAGCTGATATTATTGCTAAACAATCTGAAAAACTTGGAAAACTTAATAAACAAAAAGCTGCACAGCAAACTAAGATTGATGACTTGTCAAAAGAAATACCAGCAGGTGCTGAAATTGTCGAACAAGAAGCTGTTCTTTTTGAAGGTGTATTTAACTCAAAATCTTTATCTAATAAATTAAAAGCACTTAACGAACAAATAAAAACTGTTAAAGCAAGTGCAGCTAAAACTAAAAAAAGATTAGGTGGAGATGTTGCAAGTGCTGAAAAATATTTAGCTAAGTTACGAAATGAGTTATCAGAAATAGAATTAAAATTTAACGCTCAGAAAAAAGTTGGCAATGTTAATAAAGAATTAAAAAATGCTTTAGAAATGAAAACTAAGCAAGTTGATGCTGCAGCTAAAAAAGTAGATGAAGCTAGAGATATTGCTAGAAGTAATTCTGAAGCTGTTGAAACAGAAAGATTATTAATAAAATATCAAGATGAAATAGATCGTATTAAAGCAATTCAAAAAAGAAAAACAACTCCTGTGGAAACTACACCAGAAGGTCAACAAATTGTTAGATTAGACCCTGACTTAAGCACTACTGGTTTACAAGAAATATTTAATCCAGAGACTGGAAGAATATTTAAAGAAATGTTAGACGAGGGTAAAAACCTTAGTGATGATGTGTTAAATAAATCTTATGAAAAATTATTAGAAAGAGTTAAAAAAATAGATGACAAAACTGCTGAATTGTATAGCGGTTTAATGACATCTAAAAAAAATGTTACTAAAGAGTTATTTAAGACAATTAGAAAAGAACATAAGTTAGCTAGACGAATAGCACAAATGCAAATTAGAAAATTGCAATCTTTACAAAAAGCATCACCTCAAAATGCAATTATGAATATGGTTCATGACTTATATGCTGATTTAGCAGTTAGAGCAGGTTGGGCAAAAAATCCAAAATGGCAAGCAACTTATATTGTTAGAAATGACAAAGGTAAATTTGTTACCGCTACTCAAGCACAAATTAATGCTGGTAAAGCAATAGAAATACCAGCAGTTGTAGAGTTAGTTGGAAAAAATAAATACAAAGTTAATTGGGACATACTTAGATTTCATATGAGATATGACTCAGATATTACTGATGTAGGTGAAGCATTACTTAAAGCAGGAAGAATAGGAGTTATAGAAACTAAACCATTAAAAGCTGAAATTGTTGGTGGAAAATTAAAGTATGGAAAAAGAACTTATCTTGGAGATCAATTTAATGAAATAAAAGAGTTTCAAGACTTTCATAATGTTTTAGATACTGCATCAAGAATACTTAAATCACATAATCAAGTTGTTACAGCAGAACTTCCTATCAGTCCTATAGAGTTTGTGTTAGCTAATCAAGCTGCTAACGGTGGTAAAGTATCTCAATATTTAAGAGTTATAGAAGCTAATAATATATATAGAAAAGCTCAGTGGTTTAATAACTTGTGGGTGTTAGATAAAATTGCAAAACCTTCTACTGCAGTAGTTTCCAACGCAGATGAACTAATGTTTTTTAATTCATTTGGAAATTGGAAAAATTATTTTAAACAATCATATCAAAGCAAAATAGACAACATAACTTTAAGAAGATTTAACAAAGTTGTAGAAAATGGAAAATTAGCTAAAGGTAAAGTATCGCCAGAACTAATTAAAAAATATGAAGGTTATGTTCAAAAACAATTAGACAATATACAAAAACTTCCTGGACTTCTTCAACAAAGAGGTTTATGGGCAGAATCTAAATTTAATGATTCTTATACAATTTTAACTAATGGTGATAAAGGTTATTACGATTACATGATTAGTTATGTTAATGGTTTGTTAAACGATTATGGTTTTCAATTATATTCAACTGGAAATAAAAAAGCATTTGCAAATTGGTTTGCTACTGCTGATGCAAATTATATTAGAGGTAACGCAATTCTTGATACGTTAGGAAATAATCAATTTTATTCATACACCAATATGACTGCTGATAAAGCATGGGAAATGTATGACGGTTTAAAACATTTATATACTCTTAATTTAAAAGGTTCTTCTGCTGATGAAGTTTGGGACGCATTAAAAACTGCAGCTTCAACTAGAGGTTCTGGTGGAAATCCTAACGCTTTACCAAAAGTATCTACTATGACAAAATTACAAGTTCCTGGAATTAAAGGGAGAAGCGGTAGTGCTGTGGGTAAAAAGTTATTTGGTAAAGATCAACCAATGTTAGAAAGTTTATTTGCTGACCCTGCAAGATTTAGAACAGGATTAATTTCTAGTTCAGCACAACAAAAGAAAGAAGCACAGCTTATAAGTTTATTTGAAAGTCAAGGTAAAAAAATTATTAACAGAGCTGAGTTAGACAAAGTAAAATCACAAGCATCTGCAATAGACCCTATTTATCAAACTGATATGTATGGTGCATCTTATTTTGATTATGATTTATTTAGACAAGGATACGTTACTGAAGATTACATAAAAGCTATAGCTAATAGAGCAGGCATAAAAGATGTAGATAATTATATGCTTAACTATCATTTAACAAGTCCATTAGGTAGAACAGCTAGACAAGTATTTCCATTTGGTAAACCTTGGTTAGATTTCACTAAACGATATATAACTGATTTAGCAAAAAGAGCTCAAATAAGAGGATTGTATGTATCTGAAGAAAGTAATGTATTTACTCGTGGTTTATATAACATGGCAAGTTTGTCTCCTAACTTAAGAAGGGGTGCATATATTTCTCGTGTTGCTAATGCAGATTTAAGTACTAGTGAAGTAGATTTTGAACCATTTGTTTTCTTACCTAATGGTGATAACTTTTTCTGGGTTTCTGTACCAGGATTTGGACTTATACCAGCATTAGCGTTAGGTGCAATTATGGAAACAACTGATAATGAAAATTATAAAAAAATAATAGACACTGTTTTTCCTTATACTGTGTTTGCACCAACTGATTATGATTGGAAGAAAAATCCAATAAATACATTAACTCAATTTGGAGTTGGTGGTGGAATGTTAAATTATATAGGAAAAAATGTAAGAATTGGTTCTGGTCTAACCTATAACAATTATTCAGGAAATGAAAGCAGACCATTTAGTGACTCAATAGGATTGTCTGCAATACAAAAAGACCAAAGATCAACTTTTTATCAAAACTTAGATTTAGTGTTAGCTCAAATTGGAAACGTTGATACTAGTGCAGATGCTTTAGATATGATTATTAGCTACGCTGCAAATGCTGAAATTGAGTCATTACTTAAAGAGTTTAGTGAAAGTGCTGTGCGTTATGTCATACCTGCTCGTGTAAACATTGGTGCTAATTATTTAGACACTGCTGATGACTGGATAGATTATTTTAAAGGTGCAGGTTTATTAGAAGACATACTTGACCCAGATGTGTATGAAGCACTAGAGAAAAACCCTAATGCTGATGAACCTAAAGAACAAGCAATACAAGAATTACGAAATTATTGGTATACAAAATCTAGTGACGCTGAAAAAATATTATTAGGATTACAAGACCCTAGAGTATATATTTTGACACAAGCTGGTTATGAAGTAACTAGAGAAGGTGTGCAAGAATTATCTAAAGCTGAAGGTGGTAAATACACTGTAGGTCAAGTATTCAGACCATACTTAGCTAGTGACCCAGATACATTAGAACGCTACGAAGAATATGTTAGAAAAGGTTGGATTGCACCTAGAAGTGGTGAAGACATCTTAGGATATACTTTATACAAATCTTTTGATGTACGATTGCAAGCAGTTAAATTAATTAAAGAAGAAGCTGCTAATTTACTTAACGAAGGTAGATTATCACAGATACCTGGTGCTCTTGATGTCTTTGGACCATTTCAAGAACAATACACTGAAGATTACACTGAGTATTGGTCATCAAGTGCTAAACAAGGTTTTGCTTTAGTAAGCACTGATTTAACAGTTACTTCTGATACTTCAGATGAGTTTTTAAAATCTTATTACTTATTAGCAGATTTTTCTGAACCAACTCAAGAAATTATAAAATTATTAGGATTAGATACATTGTTTAAAAATGGACAAGTACAAGGAAACGCATTAAACAATGCTTTAATTCAAGAAAAACTAAATATTGTAAATAACAAATCTTATATTTTTACTGCACCTTATCAAGAAACTTATACCAACAATCCAAACATAAGTTTCACAATATGGAGACAAAATCAAAATGCCTGGATTAATGGTGGCGGTATGGACGATTATGATATGGTTGATAAATCAAGATATCAATCAATTTTAGATCAATTAGATATTTTATATTCTATGTCTAATGATGAAGACTTTGGAGTGCAACACCCTAAATTCTTAGAATTAAGAGAAGATACTGCAAGAGCATTTATGGACTTTGCTTTTGAGTGGGGTAGCTACTATAACCCAAACGACACAAACTTACAGTCCTGGAATAATCAATGGAAAGATAACATTGAATCTTGGGCAGGACCATTAGAGTGGAGAGCACCATTACCTCCAACTGCTAAAGATTTTGATGAACCAGATATATTTTCTTTTGATGTTAAAGGTCCAGACGGAAATATGATTGACTTTCAATTTAACGTGTTAAGTGCTGATTTACCTAGAAATGCTAGAACAATGAACGTATCACCACTAGACGTTGTTGACGGTGACACTATCACTATTGACAAATTTAAACCTGTACCTTTGAGATTAAGAGTTATTGGAATTATGGCTAATGAGTTGAATCACCCTAACGAAGATATTGCATCAGAAGCATTGAGACAACAAATATTTTTAGAAGAACTTGTAGATATTTCAAGCGATAGACTTTACTATGTTCCAGATGTTAGATTTGGAAATGATGCAGGTAAAGATAGTTATGGTAGAGAGTTAGGCTGGTTATTTGTGGAAGGTGGAATAGACGGCAATATGCCAGCAGGTACAGGACAATATATTTATTTTGAAGAACACTTTCAACCTACAGATAGATATTATCGTAGAGGTGATGAGCTAGGACCTTTTAGTGATATAATAGTCCCAGATTACAATGAATGGGACTCAAAAACTGAAAGATATATTTTAAACGAGGATTAAATGGTAGATTTAAATTACGACGTTTACGACGGACAGAGTCAAGTAGTTCCAGATGACGTACTTGTTGCGTATGCTGAACAATATTTTGCTGATTATATTGGAACTAAAGTTAACGTTGAAGGACAAGAGTATGACTTTTTGCCATATTTGTTGTCAATATTAGATACAGAATCAAATAAAAATTTATATGTTGCTTCTAATGTAGATAGCAATAATGACGGAATATTTGAAGCATCTTTTGGTTTGTTTCAAATTAATTGGGAAAATGAAAGCGGAACCTTAGCACACGCTAACACAATCATTGACAAAATGATTAGAGACGGTGTCATTAGTCAAGGTGAAAAAGGAAGTTATTTAAATAACATATCTCAACTTTCATCTGAACAAGTAAACACAGTAGTTCAATATATGTCAAATATTGAAGTACAGTTTGAAATTGCTTCTCAAATTTATAAAAATAGAAAAAGTAGAACAACAAATAATGGTGACTTTGAAGATTGGGGTGCAAGATTATCTTCTAATACTGCTGCACAATACGATAAAAATTTAAATTCAGTTACAACAATTTTGTCTCAATCACCTGCAGACCGACAACAATCTCGTGCTAACTTTACAGCAAAACCTTTAACATTTAAAGAATCTTTAGCAACTAGCACATTTGATGATCCAAATGCAGTTCAAGCACCTACAGCTGGAACAGACGGCGGTGCACTTCCTATTGATGAACAAATACAATGGATATATAATAATACTGTTGCACCGTTATTTAATCCTGCTAATGGTGTTGATGATTTCCAATTACAACAATTTAATGACACTTATTATCAAGGTTCACTAGGTGATAAAGAATTAACTGATTTAATTAACACTGGTATTCCACCAGCTACAGGCTTAAACACTAACGCTGTGTTAGGGCAGTATGGTAGATTAGCTGGTAATTCTTCATATAGAAATCCATTTTTATTAAGTAGTCAATTAAGTGCACCTACAATAGCAAATGCAATACTTGGTGAAATATATTCTTTGTATAAAAAATCTGCAAATGCAAATGGTATTTTAGATGCAGATTATTTAGCTACAGCATTTTTAACTCCATTAATACCAAATATGTTGAGAGGTATTCAAAGTTATCTAGACCCTAATGGAAACATACAACCTGGATACACTGTTAGAGATATTGTTTTAGATGTTTCTAACTTAGCAGCAAGAGATTGGCAGTTCGGTGTTTTACCAGATTATGCTAATCCAGACCAACAATACGATAGAAATCAACTTAAAAATACTGCAACAGGTATGGTTACACAACTATTGATAGATGATAATCCACAGTTTGTGAATAAAGTAACAGCAGATTATGTTGATTATATGATTGCTAATCCTGGTTCAAAAACAGATTTTAATTCTTATGTATATAATTCAATTAAGAATACTGCAAGATATAAAATGCTTTATAAAAATAAACCTTTAGCTATGACTGAACAACAATACCTTGGTGTTTATACTAATGCTACACAAATGGCAAGTCCTGCTGAACAAGGAAAACTCATTACCGCACAAGCAGCAGCAGGTGGTACAGCAGAAACAGCAGGTATTGCAGCACAGTTTAGTGAAAGTGGAAGCAGAACTAATAAATTTATAAACTCAATAGAGCAATCAGCAGAAGCATTGAATAAACTGTTTAGGAAAGGTTAGTAATGGTATTTAAACCTCGGTTTGATGATATAGGTTTTGGTGAAGACCCTGAAGTAGAAAAACAAATACAAGAGCAAGTTGCTAGAAAACGAGCACAAGCTGCTGGTGTAGATGATAGACCAGCACCTGATGCTGAAGAACAAGAATATTTAGATGCTCAAGAAAAAGCTAAAAAAGAGGCTGAAGCAGCTGCTAAAAAAGCTGCTGAAGATGAAAAAATTAGAAAAGCGTATGAAGCTAGGATAGCTGCTGAAGAAAAAGCTAGAAAAGAAGCTGAACAATATCCTAAAACTTTATATAACGATAGAGGTGAAGATGTAATTGTTAATAATAAAGACGAAGAAAGTTCTGCTAGACGTAGAGGTTTTAATTTAGATTCTAAACCTGATGCTCCACCAGCAGGTGGTGCTGGAGGAGCTGAACAACCACCTGGTGGTCCTACTTCTCAACCTAATATACCTCCACCAACATATCCTGGTTATCCAAAAGTTAAATACGATAAAGACGGACGTACCGTTATTGTTAACAATCCTAACGAGGAAGCACAAGCTGTAGCAAAAGGTTACACTTATGATCAAGTTCCTGCACCTGCTCCTCCTACTCCTACTCCTGTAACATTAACTAAAACATTATTTAAAAGAGACCCAGACGGAACTTTACAATTTTTTGATGTAACTTATTTACAAGGTCAAGATGACACTTGGAAAGCATACTTAAATCAGGGTTGGTTTGAACAAGACCCTGGTGTAGCAGAAGCACCATTTGAACCTGTTGAATATAATCAAGGTGGAACTTGGTATAAGATATCTGGATATCCTGGTGTCACTGGTGACACTTATGCAATAGAATATGAATTAGCTTCTGGTAGAAAGATATATTATTTAGCATCTAAATCAGAGTTAGATTCTATATTTGGTGACGGTGCTAAACCTTCTCAAGTTACAAATGTTAACTGGGCTGATTTTAAATCTAATAATGAAAGATTTTTTGGTGGTGCAGCTGCTGAAATTATTGGAACTAATGATAACTTTGCAACAAGAGTAACTAGAGTTATTGAATCTGGTGGAACCAATGAACTACCTTTACCTGACTTTGTGAAAAATAATCAAGATTTATTAGATATATTCTTTTTAGCTGTAGCTGAAGGTAAGTCTCAAACTTGGCTACTCAAAGAAATGAGTAAAGTACAAGCATTTAAAGATGAGTTTCCTGGCATAGATACCATATATGCACAAACTCAAAACTGGGAAGAAGCTGTTAATACTTGGAATCAATTTAGTTCAGAAGTAGTTAAATTAAATACTAGATATGGAGAAACTGTAGATGTATCTGACTTAGTTTCAGCAGCAGTTACAAAAGGTTACACCATACAAGATATACAAAAGACTTATGAAATATTCGAGAATGCAGAAAGAAACTCTGATTTCTTAACTGCGTTTCAAGAAATTATAAATGCAGATAGTGATGTTCAGTTTGATGTAACTACACCACAAGGTATTGTTGATTTCTTTGAAGGTAAAGCACCTACAGAAATTTATGATCTCTATGAAGCAAGTTCAATACAACAACAAGCAACACGATTTGATTTAGGTGTTGATGCTGAAGGTGCAATTCAATTAGCATTGCAAACTCCTGGACAAATTACAACACAAAATATTGCACAAAGTTTACAACAAGCAGCAATTCAAATTGCAAGATTTAGAGAAGATATAGATATGGGAAGATATGGTTTAAGTGAACAAGTATTGATTAATTCAGCACTAGGAGTCAAAACACCAGGAGTTTCTGAAATACAAATACAAGATATTTTTTCAAGGATATATCAAGAGAACCAAGCACTACAAAATAAACAAGAACTGATATTGAATGAACAAGCATCACCATTTAGAGGAAGACGAGACATTAGGTCCGTATAAGATAACTTTATATTTCTTGAAATTAATTCTTGAATACCTACATCTTTTGATATTTCCTGTATATAATAGGATTGTTAAGTTAGTACTCGAACAACTTAACCTTAGAAATCAGCTTCGAGTTATTAGAAAAAACAAGTAAATAAACCACTCGAACCCTCTAAGAGTGCGTAGGTCATAAGAGGAGTATTAATGACATATAATAACGAAGGAAGTGAGGCTGATTTGTCAGAAGAATCAATCCCAAATTTAAGAGAAGCTTTAAAAGCATCTCAAGAAAAGACAAAAGAACTAGAAAATCAATTTGCTGAAGTAAGTGCTCAATTAAAGCAATTCCAAGCAAAAGATGCTTTTAGGTCTAATGGCTTTGCAGAAACTCATGCTGATCTTTTTGTGAAAGCTAATCCTGATGCAGAAATAACTCCTGAAGCAATTCAAGAGTTTGTTACTGCTTATGATTTGAAACCACAACCAAAGACTCAGGCTAGTAATCAAGGTATGAAAGAATTGTCTGGTGTAGCACAGAAACCGTCTGACAGTATAGGTCAAATGGGGACTGCTGAAACAGCACAAATGACAAAGACAGAATACAAAAAATTACTTGCTAGTGACCCTACGGCTGCTCATGAAGCTCTGGTACAAGGTCGTGTTCAACTAAGGGAAGATAACATTCTTGGCAACAGTCGATAAGTAATAGAAAATGATATTAAAAGGAGAGTGAGCAATGGCAGACTTTACAAGTAATCCAACGAATACCACGTCCTATAATGATACAGTTTATGCTGCAATCATTAACGACGATATTCTTGATGCTTTACAAGCAGCAGTTGTGACTCCACCACTTTTAAGTCAATTCGACCTTAGTGGACAGCCTTCCAAAGCTGTCGACATACCAATAGCTGACGCTGCTTCAGCAGCCGCTGTATCTGAAGGAAGTGAATTGAGCAACACTCAATTAACAACTTCTAAAGTTACATTGACTGCATCTGAAGTTGGTATCATGGCAACTATCACAGACGTGTTAGATGTATCATCTATCGCCACATCAAGAGGAGCTCAAATGAGACAACTCGGAAATGCTATGGCACAAAAATTAGATGTTGACATCTGTGCATTGTTCTCAGGTTTTTCCAACAGTGTTGGATCAACTGGAGCAGACTTAAGTCTTGCAAACGTCTTTGATGCAATCTACGGATTAGAGAGCAACAATGCTCCAGGTCCATACGTTGCTGTGTTACACCCACGTCAAATAGCAGACCTTAGAACAGCTATTAACGCCGCTTCAGGTGCTGTATTCACTGGACAAGGAGTTAGAGCAGGCTCTAACGAACTTGGAACAGTTGAAGATGCAGGATATTTTGGAACATTTATGAACATTGATTTCTATCAATCCACAAATGTACCTACTGCAAATACAGGAGCTGACAGAGCAGGTGCAGTATTCTCTAAAGATTACGCACTCGGTATGGTTAAAAAATGGTCCTCCAAAACAGAAATCATGCGTTGGGCTCCAATTCGTGGTTTTGTTGTCGTAGTTTCATCTATGTACGGTGTTGGAGAGATAATTGACGGTGCTGGACAAGCAGTTGTAACAGACGCTTAATAGAAGCCTGGGTAGGCAGGGTAATTTTTTGTGGTGTGTTCCTACCAACACACACCACGAGGAGAGTTATGGCTACAAAAAAAGAAGTTGAACCTAAAGCTGAAGTAACAGCAGAAAAAAAAGATAAGCCTTATTTATTTCAAGGCGTAGAGCTTAAGTTTAATGAACAAGGTAAATACGACACTGGTCGTAAAGTACCTTTTAAAAACATGAAGACAATTAAAGCATTACAAGTTGATGCTGACGGTCAGTTGACTGGTAACGTCGTTCAACTACCTTGGGAACTCACTGTGAATAATGGCGTAGCAGGTGATGAAAGTGATCAAATCGGTTTAAAGAAATATGAAAGAAAAGGTTTTGTTTTATTAATTGATGAAGCAGGTGAACCAATTTATTCTACTCTATGGGACGAATGGTCAAAGTATGATGCTGCTTACGATAAGAAAATTAGAAACAGATTCAGAGGAGAACCAGGTAAATTTGGTATGAACGCTACAACAAGTGCTTCATTTACAAATGTCTAAGAAAAAAAAATCACAAGAACCTAAAGATGCTTCTAAATTAATGGAAGACTCTTTTGGTTTAGATAAACATATCAAACCAAAAGCAAGTGATCTAGGAGATGAAGATTTAGGTAACGGAACTTTTGCTAAAAAAGTAAGAATTGAAAGAAATGCTAAGGGTGACATAGTCAACTTAAAAGACTTTGATTCACCCTTAACTGCTTTTGAAGAAAAAGTTGCACAAGATGTTTATAAGAAAATAGTCGAACAACCACCAGTTGTAAAGAAACCTAAAACAGAAAGAGGTATGGTTATTCACATGCTGGCTAAAAGATTGTTTGATGATTATGTCAGTAACATTAAAAATCAAAGCAGACCTAATCCACTAAGAGACGGAATACCTGGTTGTGGTTGTGGGAAAAGTAATATTGGTTGTGTTAATATATGTCCAGATGACAAAATAAAAGGTAGAATATATGACGGGTCACCACAAACGGTCTATGATTGGCTAGTAGCAATGGTGAAAAACAGAGCAAATATTTATGATAGTAGGAATAAACGATAAATGGCAACGCAAGCAGTAGTTAGACAGAGGGTTAAAGATTATCTTTACGGAAGTAATTATAATAATAGACCATATGAGGATTTACTCGATAACAGTGGGAACGTTGGTGCTGGGGACGGTACTATCACTGTGGCTAATATGGCTAACTGGGGAGTCGGAGATATACTTGAGTTCAATACAACTGGTGAGCAATGTCTTATTACTTCTAAACAAAGCCATTTACACATTAGTAGAGGATATAACGGCACTACTGCTGCAAGTGTTACAGACGCAACCTTAGTCACTAAAAACCCTAAATTTACAATTTCTAAAATAGATAATGGTATATCAGCTATTGTTGATGAACTTTATCCAGAAGTCTATGTTTTTGCTACTGGTTCTGGAACTATCAGTAATACAAATTGGTATTATGCTTTATCTGATACTGGACTTAAAGAAGTATTGTCTGTGTATTATCCACGCACAGCTTCTATGGGAAACAATGAACCAGCAACTATTAATACTTGGAAGATGAACAATCATATGAACACTACACCATTTTCTCAAGGTATAGGTTTAACAATGTGGGATTATGGTGAATTAAAAAATGGCGATACTTTTTATTACACATTCAAAAAAGAAATAGCAGACGTAACAGATTTGTATGACAGACAAGTTGAGTTAGTTGTTTTAGGTGCAGTATTCAAACTTATGGGATCAACTGTTCCACCAAGTACTACAGATACTAAAGACACAAGACAAGTAACTCAACCTGGACAAGAGAGTTCTGATTCAAGGTGGTTCTTGAGTGAATATATGCGTTCTCGTAAAGAAGAAAACATGAGACTCAAAGAAGAAGAAAGGTTTACAGTCACAAGTCGACAAACTAGGCGACAAAGGACTTATCGTGATTGACGGTTATTTCCATGTACAAATTGGAGATTACAAGTACAGACTAGCTAATAATGCTACAGACGCACATTACACTGCTAAGCTAGTTGCACTTAATGCTAGTAACGCACAAGTTACACAATCCTCTGACCAACAGCTAGATTTAAATCCTGATTCATTAATTTGGGAAAGTACTGATTGGTCTGGTGGTGAAGGTTTAAAAAAATGGAGTCAGCAAAAAGGAACTATGTATGACCTTAGTTATAAGATAGATGCTTTACATACTCCAGGAAGTATTAGATTAGCTAAAGATGTTGAAGCTAGTGGTATTACTCAAAAAGGAACATTAGTTAAAGCTAATGACAAACTAGTATTTTTTTCTCATGAGGACGATACCTATTCTGTGTATTCAGGAAACTTAGCTAATACTACTTGGACATCAAACGATACAACTGCTTTATTAGATACAGACTATTTTGCAGTTAGAGGTGACGGTGACGGAAAGTATGCTTATGTACCTCAAGGAAATGCAAATGACATTTATAGATTTGCTATTGATGATGACTACACTGTAGCTGCTACAGAGACATTATGGCAAGATGAAGACCAATCAGCAGTATTTGATAGACCATTAGTAAAAGTAGGGAACAAATTAATTACTGTTCATTTAGAAACAGATACCTTAACAGTAATTGAATACAATGTTGCATCTGGTGCTTTAGCTGGTAAAACTACAATTTTTCAAACCAATGTATCTACATTAGATTCATTTAGCAATCAAGGAATAATTACTAAAGGTGATGACGAAGCATTTGTTTGTGTAAGAACTAAACAAGGTGAAAGTGTTTTATTTAGAATAAGACCTACTTCTGCATTAGGTACAGGTTATGGTGTTGAAGTTGGAAGACTTTCTGGTTTTAGTGTTGACTGTATTTGGTATGCTGCTGGTGTTTTATTTATGGGTGGAACTTCTACTACAACTGGTGTAGGTGAAAGAGTAATTTATTATGCTAAAGGTACAGAATTAGGTTCATTTGGTTTATTAAGACAAGATGAAGATTTTACAGACGGTAAATTAGTTTTATCTACAGATGCTACTCGTATGGATAGAACTTTCTTTTTAGCACCTACTGGTTCTGCTGCTGATACCTGGACATTGTTTACTATAGACTTGTTAACAGGAGCTGTGTTTGGTGGTCCAGAGTTTACTTCTGTAGATGAACCAAACAGCGTTGTAGACTTTTTAGGCAGAGTATTTATAACACAAGATAGAACTGCTAGCTCAAGTGGTTCTTATAGAGTTGCAGACACTTATGCTTCTACTGGAGAATTAATTACTGCTGTACATGATTTTCAAGTAGCTGATGAGAAAACATTATTATCTATTAGATTATCTACTGAACCATTACCAGCTAATACTTCTGTAGAAGTATTGTATCAAAAAGATCAAAATGGTACATGGACTTCTGCTGGTACTGCTTACTCTACAACTGGTGGTACTAATCAAACTTATGAAATATCTACTAATGCTTCTTCTATAAAATTTAATAACCTTCAGTTAAAAATTAAATTAAATACTACAGATAGTTCTGTAACTCCTGTTGTTAGAGCAGTATCTGTAAGAGCTACTCCTTCTGAATATGTTAAAGAGTGGGATTTAGTTTTAGATGTAACTGATGAAGATGCTAACGCACAAGGTCAATCTTATAGTGGTGCTACTTTAATTGACAACATACAGTCTGAAGCTGATTCAGAAAATGTTATTCAGTTTCTTAATGGTTATGAAAGTAGTGATGCTGGTTCTTTTGACACCTATCAAGCAATTATTAAACAATATGGTATTCAATTAACTTCTCCAGGAGAAGGAACAATTATAGTAAGATTAAGACAGGTACATTAATTATGGTATGGTATACAAAGACTGGTAGAAGATATAAAGGACCTACTCACAAGATGAATGGTGAGACACATAGTGGTGCTAAACATTCTGCTAGATCACAAAAATTATATAAAACAAGAAGGACAAGTAGATAATGGCAGGTAGACGAGTATCTTGGGAATGGGGTGGCAAAACTCATTACGGAACTCTTATTCCTAGTAGAGAAACTAAGACAGCAAGATTTGCTAGAACAGCAAATGGTAAGATTAAAAGATTACCTAAAAGGAAATAACTATGTCACACGCAGCTAGAAAAAAATCTTTAATTAAAAAACATAATCTTAGTGGTGTGAATAAACCAAAAAGAACTCCTAGTCACCCTAAGAAATCTCATATGGTTTTAGCAGAAGAAGGACACAATTTAAAGTTAATTAGATTTGGACAACAAGGTGTATCTGGTGCAGGTAAAAATCCTAAGTCAGATAAAGAGAAAGCTAGAAGAAAAAGTTTTAAAGCTAGACATGCAAAAAATATTAGAAAAGGAAAGATGTCAGCAGCTTATTGGGCAGATAAGGTTAAGTGGTAATGGCTTATCAACAAATATCTGATTTCTTTGATCTAAGACCAGCTAAAGATGTAACCTTTGACGTTACTAGAAGTTTAAGTTTTTTTAAAGAATCTGGTGCAGCAAATCCAATACCTTTGATAGCTTTAGATAATCAGACTATACTTCCATTTATAATTGAAAATGGAGATTCAAGTAATATTAAAACAAGGGCAGGATAATTATGGCAGATAAAGTACCAGTAAAAGCAACGTTTGATGCAAATGGTGATGCAGACGGTTTAGCAGAATTTCAGGCATCTGAAACTGTGGGTTATAGCCACGGTGGAACAGGTCTTTCTTCATTAGGAACTGCTGGACAAGTAATTAAAGTTAATGCTGGTGCAGACGGACTAGAGTGGGGAACCATTGCTGGTGACATTGAAGAAATAGTTACATCAGCTACTTCTGGTTTATCTGGTGGTGCAGCTTCTGGAACTGTGACAATTATAATTGAACCTTCAAATGCTACCACTGCTACAGTTAACGGATCAGATATAGTTTTGATTGGTGACGCAGATGATAGTAACAATTTAAAAAGAACTACAGCACAAGATATTGCTAATTTAGCACCTGCTGGAGCTACAGTTGGACTAATATTGGCATTAGGATAAAGGAAATAAATGGCTGAAACATATAAAAACGCATACTTAGATGTAACTTCATCTGCACAAACCATATACACTAATTCAAGTGGTGGAACAGGTATTGTTGTAACTTTAAGAATTACAAATGTGGACGGAGCTACTGACGATACAATTACTGCTGATGTTATTGACGGAACTTCTGGTAATGCAAGAATTGCATATACAATTTCTGTTCCAGCAGATAGCACGATTGAGTTAGCAGGAACTTCTAAAATATTTTTAGAAAATGGCGATAAGATTGATTTGACTGGTGGTAATGCGTCAGGCGATTTGGAAGCATTTGCAAGTATTTTAGAAATAACCTAAAGGAGTTCAAATGCCTTATGGTTATCTAGGACAAAATCAACCTAATCAAACTGTATCTAATAGTGGTGTCTTTTCTATTACTGATGTAGCTGAACTTCAATCACAAGGAAAACTTGGTGGAAGTTTAGAACTTATTGAGGAACAAACTGCAAGTACAAGTGCAACTTTAGATTTTACAAATTTAGGAAATTATGATGTTCATTTTATGACTTTCAATAATTTTCAAGCTGATACAACAACTAGTGCAGGTGTTTATGGTAGATTATCAAACAATGGTGGTAGTTCATATATTTCAACATCAAATTATCAAAGGGCATTTTTTAGAATTAGCACAGCTGGTGCAACAGGGGAAATAAGAAGTACAACTGAAACAGAATTTGATAGTTTCTTTTCTATTGATAGTGATTATCCAAGTAGTCAAGGATATGCTTACTTTTACAATTTATTGAACAGTTCAAAATATTCTTTTGTTACTTTTCAAAGCTGGAATAGTGTTACACCTTGGACTTATTTTGGTGGTTTTGTTTTACCAGTTGCTGAAACACATAATGCATTAAGAATTTTTCCAAGTGTAAATAATTTTTTAACAGGAACTGCAAAACTCTATGGAGTAAAACAGATATGAGTGCTTTAAGATTAATTAATGAAACTAAAGCAACTTCTGTTTCATCTTTAACAATTAATAATATTTTTTCAGCAGATTTTGATATATACCAATTAACTATAGGTAATGACAATACAACAAATAATGTTATGAAATTAAGATTAGTTAATTCAAGTGGTAGTGCTATTAGTTCATCTAGTTATGATTATGCAAACTTAGAATTAAATGCAAGTACTACTTTTGGGGAAGATAAAAATACAAATGTTACAGAATTTAGAGGATTGTATGAAGCACTAGAGGGCAACTATGCAACTGTATGGTTATTTAATCCTTATTCAAGTTCTAGTTATAGTTTTATGTTGCAACAATCACAATCATTTTACACAACTGCATATCCAAGAGGTGGTAAAGGGATTGGTGTTTTAAAAACAACTGCTAGTACAACAGGAATAAATATATTTCAAACAGGAAGTGCATTTTCTTATCT